AGCTGACCGCGCCCGACTTCGACCGCTTGGCCCGAACGCCATGGCCTGAGGCCTCCCTGGCGTCCTCCGGCATCAGCGCTTTGAGTTCCAACTTGGCTCTCTCATGGTCGAGGAAGGCGGAGCGGGTGGCGCCGAAAAGGCCAGCGAACTCCGCCCAGGAATTGGACTCGCTCATGTCGACGATCCGATCCGCTTCGATTCTAGGCCGCGGCAGCTCGATCCCGTAAGGGCGCGGCGTGTCGCCGGTCTGGACGCAGTGCCAGAACCGGCGCTCGGCGGTGACCAGAAAGTGCTGATAGAGCGCATCGGCGGGGATGGTCATCTCGACCCATTTGCCGCCGCCGGTGATGATTGAGAGGACGCCCGACCGGGCGTTGGTCACCCACATGTTGTGCTGCAGCTGGGCCATGTGCTTTTCGGCGGCCGCTTCTTCCGAGAACGACCAGGGCAGCATGAACTTGGCCTCGAACACCGCGTCGAGCTCGTTGACGAACCCGTCCAAGGTCGCCGCCAGATAGCGATGAACTGGATGCCGAACCCAGCGCTGGACGTCGGTAATAACGCGGCCCGTGTTGCGCTCATACCAGCTTCGGTTCAGCGTCTCAGTGGCGACGCCGAGTTGGACGATGAGGTTGTCGCCGAAGTCCTCCGGTTCGACCTCGCCGCGCTTTTCCTTCCAAAGCCGGATGAGCGCGGCCTCGTCGGCACTCATGATGATCCGCGCGTCCGAGCCGCCGAGGAATTGGCGACGGTTCTCCGACTTTCCTGTGAATGATTGCGTCTTCACGGCTTCCTCCTGCGTCTGAAATGCTGTCTGCTTCTTCGAGATATCCAGAATTGAACGCCGCCGACCATGAGGTTAAGGGTATCCTAATAGATGCTTTCCGCATTGAATATGATGTACTCAACATCATCCAGCATGTCAAGCGAATGCTGACTGGTTTCCAGATTCGCGCCGCACGTGCGGGCCTACGCATCACCGCAAAGGAATTGGCTGAGCGGGCTGGGGTGAGTTTGCCTACAATTCAACGGTTTGAGACTGTTGATGGGGTTCCGCCGAGCCGTTCATCAACCCTGCTCGACGTAAAGGCCGCCCTCGAAGCGGCCGGCGTCGAATTCATCGGCACACCGGCACAGGGCCCCGGCATACGGTTGTGGCCGCATAAGGCGCACGCGCCGTAGCTCGTCCTCAGATGACTTGCAGCTCACTTGTTCGGCAGGTTCCACGACAGCGGTTCTATGATTAGCGCGGCTCTCGCCGCCTGGGCCATAGTCAACTAACGAACCCTGCGATGATGGATTCTTTTGGTCTTATGAAAAAGCCTTCAATGTAAACATCGCCGCGCGAGAAATCCCTGGGCTGTCAGCCTGCGGCTTGGCATAACTCCATGGTCGGGAGAGGCCAGCAAGGCAATCGAGCCAACTTTCCCTGTTCGGCTGTAATCGTCCCTCGGCGATCGCAAGCTTAGCTTGGCTCTTGCTCATGGCGGCGGTTCTCCAAACAGAATCAGCAGACTTCGACATCACCAGCCCCGCCTCTCGCCCCTCAGCGATCTTACAGAACCTTCAGCACGCTATTCGAAGCTTCTGGTGGTAGCGCGTCGCGAATCCTCACCGGTCCTAAGTTTTCGGCGCCATGAAGTCTGCACATTCGGCGATCAGGCTGGCTCCTGCCTGCGCTGCCCGCACGCCGTCAAAATTGCCCCGCCGCCCCTCGCGGCGCGGAGAACTCGGCGGATCGAAACCGATAAAAGCTCGAAGGGCGGGCTCATATTCGACGATCAAGATCAAAAGGCGCGGACGATGGCGTATACGATCGAGGTGAACGGTCTAAAGCGTCGGACAAGGGCTCGGACAGGGTCGCAGCTAACGACTATGTCAATGTGATCGCCGCCAAAGTTCGAGCGCAATCGGCAGGGGATAGACGGCGACCCCAGCCCCAACATGAAGCCTCATCGCCGTAACTGTGCAGCTCGCAGTGATGGAGGCGGCAGATGGGTACCGTGTAATCGTCGCTGACTTTTCGGCTGAGCGCACGCGGTTGGGCAAAGCGAATGTGATGCGCTTCGGACGGCGTCCGGCCGCAGACAATGCAGGGCTGAGAGGCGACGAACATGCAATGCTCCTTATCGCGCAGGCGGATGGTTTTCGTCGGGACGCGTCGGCGGCGTAAGATAGGGCTGGACGGCAAGGCGGTCGGAGCCGCAGTTAGGTCGTCAACAGAGCCAAGGAAACGCTTTTCGACTGTAGAAGCGGCGACCTCTGCCGGCGCGGGCGGCGGTTCCTCCTGAAAGGCGGCCGGCGCCAATTCGATGTTTGCGAGCATTTCACGGAAGCCTGTTTCGACCGTCTCCGCATCGGCGGCGACTAGCGTGTTCTAGGCCGCAAGGTTATTGAGATCCAAGACGACCGCGATCGACAAGGAGGCGGGGCTTATCCGCCTCACTACGACCCTCGCCCATTCGCAGTTGAGTGGTTGTCGTCGGAATGGCCGGTTTGCCCGATCGCGGAGACAGCGGCGCCACGTCGCATGGGGGCGGCGCTCACCTCCGCGCGACGCTATGCCCTCTTCACCCTTGTGGGATTGCGGTAGAAGACGATCTCGACGCGCCGGACTTCGCGGAAGCACCAAAGTTGAGTGGCCCCGAGAAGCACGGCGCCCCTGATACGATTTCCGGGTGATTGATTCGACGAGGCGGGATTCCTGAGGGGGAATCGGGCTGATAGATAGTCCTGCGCGGACCGTTCTGGCTCCAGACCAATCGGATGCGGTGCGCGAAAGACTGCTCGCCGACCTCGGCCAGCTGAAAACCGCCGACGAAGCCGCCGACTTGAACGGTTGCGATCTCATACCCGCCGAGCGCCTCCCGCACGATATCGAGGCCACTGGAGAGCGCCGTGCAGCGAAACGCCCATGAATTAGACTCGCTCATGTCGACAACTCGAACGGCTTCGATCCGCGGCCGACGCGGCTCGACACCATAGGGCCGCGGGATCTCCGCGGTCTGGACACAGCGCCAGAACCGGCGCTCTGCGGTGACCAGAAAGCGCTGGTAGAGTGCATCTGCGGGCACGGTCATCTCGATCCATTTGCCCCCGCCGGTGATGATCGAGAGGACCGACGACCGGGCGTTTGTGACCCACATATTGTGCTGCACCTGGGCCCTGTGCTTTTCGGCCGCCGCTTCTTCGGAGAACGACCAGGGCAGCATGAACTTGGCTTCGAATACGGCGTCGAGTTCGTTGACGAACCCATCGAGCGTCGCGGCTAGATATCTATGCACAGGATGCTGAACCCAGCGCCGAGCGTCCGTGACGACCCGTCCCGTGTTGCGCTCGTACCAAGTCTGGATGAGCGTCTCAGTGGCGACGCCCAGTTGGACGATGAGATTGCCCGATAGATCCCCCGGCTCGGCCTCACCGCGCTTCTCTTTCCACAGCCGGATCAGCGCAGCCTCATCCGCACTCATAATCACTCTTGCGTCCGAGCCGCCAATGAAATGGCGGCGAGCACGGTTATTCTTCTGTGATTTGACCAATTGCATCACTTTCTCAAACGGCAGAATCAGCGTCTGCTTGCAAGCGCGCAAATCCGAGCAGCTCGCGCCTTGCTTCGCCGGAGTGCTCAGGACCTTGCTCGAGCCTCTGCGCTAGGCGTCTCTACAATTCGGCGCGCAGAATTAACGTAGGAGCAGACCTCTTTAACCACAGCGAACGACCTCGCCGTCCGGCGAGCCTTGGAGGCGGCCGGAGTCGAGTTCATCGCTGAGAACGGAGGCGGTTTAGGCGTGCGCCTGCGCGAGCGCCGGCAATCGAACTTCGCCGAGAAATAAATTCGGTCGCAAATGTTCGGTGCCAAACATCTTCTGGACTTGAGCAGGTCCACGTAATAGGATAGAAAAAGGGTACGTCTAAACTTGCTGGAAGGATATCTTGAATTGAGCAAACCAAATACGTCTTTCGTGTCCTTCGCACCTTCGCTCTTCGTGCGCCCCATTCTAAGAATGTATTCGAAAAAATCGGGATTCAAGATGACCGTGTGTCCACTCACAGTCCTGTA